TTATGCGCCATTCGCGAAAATCGACGATGCGATTGCGTCCATCGCCTGGCGGTGATCGTCGCTCGGAAACAGGTGGCCGTAACGGTCCATAGTGACGGCAAGCGAGGAGTGCCCGGCGAAGGTCTGAACCGTCTTCGGCGCGAGGCCGGCCTCTATCCAAGTCGAGATGGCGAAGTGGCGCAAGGCATGCCAGCCGAAGGGCTCAAAGAACTTGCCCTGCTGCTTCATCGCTTCAGCGGCGCGCTTCAGCGTGGGCGTCAGAACGCGCGTGCGCATGTTCTTATGGTTCTCGAATTTTCCCTTGGAGTTGGGGAATACGAGATCGTCATCCTTCTTGAACGCGGTTTTCAGTCGCCATTCCTTCATGACCTTGACGACATGTGCGCCCAGCGGAATTTCGCGAAGGCCGGCTTTGCTCTTCGTGGTGTCTTCCTGACGCTTGGAATCCACGCGGGTTTCGATCGTCGCGGTCCCGCTCTTCAGGTCAAGATGTCGCCAGCGAAGGGCGTGGAATTCGGAGGCGCGGACACCGGATGCCGCGGCGAAGGTGAGCTTCACGGTGAAGGTGTCATCTGCGGCCTTGATGACGGCGGCGATCGCGGCCTTCGACGGCGGCGTGATCTTTTTCGCGTCTTCGTTTCGCTTGCCGACAACGCGAATGCCCTTCGCGACGTTCGCGGCCAACAGGTCGCTGGCGATCGCGTGCTGAAGTACGCGTGACAGGGTTCCAAGGATCTGACGGGTTGTGACGACGCTTACACCGGATTTTCGCACCGCGTCGCGGAACTCACCGACGTTTCTGGCGCTCAGCTGCGCGAGCTTCTTGTCGCCGATCCCGGCTTTGAACAGATCAGGCCGGCGCTTGTTCTTGCCCTTCTGTTTCGCTCGCCGCTCCTCGTCCGGAGCGATGTAGTTCCACATGTGGCCAGTGACATTGTCGAAATATTCAGGGGTGACTTTCTCACCTCGATCCTTGCGGGTGCTCAGATCCTTCTCGTAGCTTTCGCAGGCGGCCCGAAGGGTGGTTGTTGCGGCGTCAGGCCGATAGGTGCCCTTGCCGATCTGCTCTTCGATCTCCTTGCGGCGTGCTTCTGCGTCCCGCTTCCTGTCGAATTGCTCGCGATGGCGCTTTCCGTTGGCGTCCATGTAATTGAGCAGCCACGCCTCGTGAGTGCCACTTTTGTTCGCCCATTGACGTTTCCGGATTGTCGCCATGCGTTGACCCTCACATTCGAGGGCGCACGCTAGCCGCCTACGCGCTTTCCTTCAAGATCCTCCATCCATTTGGTTAGGCTGGAGCGACGAGCGGCGACTGTGCCGCCGAGCTTGAACGATGGAATGATGTCGTCGTAGACGAGACGGTATGCCTGCCGACGTGTGATGCCAAGGAAGCCAGCGATTGCGTCGGCGCCCATGAGCAGATCCCCAGGCATTGCTGGCTGCGCGATGCTCACAGCTTCACCTCACGGATTGCCGCTGCGACGAGCCGCAGCGTCTCAGGCTCAAGATTGAAGAAGCCGAGCTGACCACGGCACTGGGTCAGCGGCAGGGGGAAGGAATCGCGCAGGACAAAGCCGAACTTGCCGAAGAACCACCGGCTATCAATCTCGCGGACGCAATCGACGATGCGGGCCATGCCGACGACGCCGCCACGTGGCATAGCCATCTGACGATCATCGTCCTTGTCCAGCTCGGATTTCGAAACGCCGGCATGCACGATGAACCAGCCCCGACTCTTCGTAGGCCAATCGCGGTTCTCGACGTCCTTGCCATCGTAGAAGATGTGATGGGGGTACGGCTGCTTGATGCTGAGAGACTTGATCTCTCCTGCTGCAACGCGATCGGCGAGCTTTTGTAGATCAATCATAGTCGTTCTCCGGGCCGTATTTTTTGAGGGTTTCCGGCAAATTGTTCGTGCCCTCGCGGTTGATCTCCGCGTCCTCTGCATCCCAGCAAGGCATGCAAAGCCGGTGATAGGAACCGTATAGGCTGCTTTCGCCATAGGAATTTTGGTTGAGGACCTTCAGCTTGCATCGAGGGCAATTCTGAAGGCGGACAGGGCGATCAAATCCGTAATGATAACGGCTCATCCATCCACCTCCACAGCGGCGAGGACGGTTCGGCCTTCCTTCGTGAGCCAAGCGGTGCTGGTGTCGAAGTCGCCATCGTGGCTATAATCCAACCAACCCTTCTCGATGCAGCGATTGTAGGTATCCGAGTGCCTGTCATGGACCTCGTCGCTAGAGAACCAGTTGATCCAAGCCCATGAGCTATCACTAACATCTGTCTTGCCGCCCATTGCGTCGATGATCCGCAAGAGGGTGACTTCCTTCTGTTCGTTCGTCAGATCAGCCGGCACCACACGCTGAACGGGAGTTTGACGAGCCGCAATCATCAGATCGTAACAACCGTTGATGATAATCGTGCGATCTTCCTGGCTGACGATTGAAGACGTGCCGTCAGAGTGACGGTTTCCTGCCAGCCTTGAGAGCGCTTGGATCAATTCAGTCATATCGCCTCCTCGTAGAAAATCGCGCGCTTCGCTTGCTCGCGCCGGATCGCGTTGCGTTTTCTGGTAACCATTTCCAGATGGGCGGGGTGCGGTCGCACGCAGAGCCGGTTACGGCAGACGTGGTCCAGTTCCTTCTTTCCGGGGATGTAGCCGTGCTCGTTGGTCCACATGACGATGTGAACCGCGACCGTTTGCCCCCCCAGTGACATGCGTGGATAGCCGGCGCCGCGACCTTCTGTTCCGGACGTCGGTCCGGTCCAGATCCAGCAACCTGTCTGCTCATCGACCTGGATGCGAGACAGGACCTTTTCGCGGATATTGTCGCGGCGGCTCATCAGACCCAAAACTCCAGCTCGTGCTTGAGGTCCGAATAGATCGATGAGTAACGTTTGACCGTCGTCGGCTTCCGTGAGGCATTCGATTGCGATCTTCGCGGCGTCCAGCAGCTTCTCGACAACCTCGATCTCGCCGAAGGTGCCGTTGATGTCGGCGCCCTCGCGGCTAAAGCGCAGAAGCTCTGTCACGGCTTCCGATGCCTGGTGAGCTGCGGCGACAGCATGTAACTGCCGATCGACGTCCGACATGTTGTAAATGTCGACGGTCATGGCTTCACCATCAACTGCTGGTACCGAGCCAAGAACGTCTGCGCGGCAACCTCTGGAGACCAAGGGATGATCTCCCAGTCATACGGCTGAGCGTAATCGTCGATCCCCCAACGCTCACCCTTCCATGGCAGCAGGTCGCGGCGTTCGGTAGCAAGCATCCGCAAATCGGCGCGCTTGATTTCTACCGGGTCCGTGACGGCTACCCCGAACTTTGCGAGGATCGCTGCCTCGCATTGTTTCTCAATCGACTTGAAGGAGGGGTTCAGGGATTTCAGGGGAGCGTTCATGTCACCGCAAACAGCCTCTCCGACCTCATGCATGAGGGCTTCGAGCGCTAGCTCATTGGGGACAGACCAGCTCATCCGAACGCAATGCTCTGCAACGGAGTAGAACACGCGCTTCTGCAGAATGCGGCTGTAGCACTGGCCTGAACACCGGCCTTCAAAGGCCAGGCCATAGGCGATATCCTCGATAGTAATCGAAGAGTTCCAAGGATCTTGGAAATCGAAATACGCGCCAGATCCAAGAAGGATCGTGGGCCCGATCGCGCGACGAATAGTGCTATCGCGCATTTTCTCAATAGTTGCGTCTTCGGTCATGCTACTTCCCTCATCCAAACTTCAAACTCGGCGCGCAGATCCAGCCAGCGCTTGCGGGCGCCTGCGTCGCGGTTCAACTCTGCGCGGCTGTCGACCTTCAGGAGGTATCGGACATGCGAGGTGACACGCACGGGGTCGCCAGCATCCGGCGCTTTCTTTTTCTCAAGGAGGAAACGACGGAACGCTTGGTCGGCGCACTTCATCGCGCACTCGGCGGCGTAATCAGGCTCGCTGCGCTTCTCGCTCTGCTGCTGCCGCTCGCCGCGAGCGGATTGATCCTGCTGCTGCGGGCGTAGGCGGCGGATCTCCGCGAATGCCATATCGAGCAGGAGAAGCAGCGCGCGAACCAAAACCGGCGCCTTGATCATCAGGCGTCGGTCATCATAGCTGCAGTCGCGCGTAATGATCGCGATCGGCATAACCTCGCCCGTTGTGCGGTCTATGACGCACAGCTCGGCGCGTTGATCCTTCATGTTGTAGGATTCTGACCACTCGTCGCTAACGAGGCCGGCTAGCTCGCGAGCTTCCGGCAGTAGGGATTTTGCCAAGGCGAGATTAATCATATCGCCTCCAGTGCATTTCGAAACATTATCGGCTGCTGGTCGCGCGGGATGCGGTTCCGGCCGCGCGACATCGGATGCTTGGGCGATCCGTCCTTGTTCCTGCCGAGGCAGATAAGGCTGACGGTGTGCAGGCGAGCACGCGACATGAACCACTCGTCACGGTCAAGGTGATCGCCGCCATTGCCCCACGCGACAAGAACCGGCGTTCCCTGGTGGCGGGAAAAGGTGAGGGCGGCCTCGATGAATTCGCCGTTCTTCGGACCGACGCACATTGGTTCCGCCATCATCACGCTTGGATGCGAGGCGCGGAAGGCGTTGAGGTTGACGACGATCAGGCCGCCATAGCCCCAACGTTTCGCGAAATAGGTCAGTTCGCGCAACGTCGGATCGTCCTTCTCGTCATCGGCCGTCGACGGATTGAGCATGCAGACGACGAGGAGGCGTTTGGCCGCATCCCATGTGCGGCGCAGCTCGTAGCGGTAGCGCTTGCAGTCGGAAATGACGGCGCTCTTCTGCATTGGCTGGCTGGCGGCGAAGTCGGCGAGAAGATCGGCCATCAATCGACGCTCCTTGCTCGCATCGGCGAAATGACGAATGTCTCATCAAGGTCTGCGATCGGCATGAAGACGACGTTTGGGGGTGTGCCGCCGAAACGGATACGCACGTCCTGCGTCTTGATGCTTGATAGCGTGTCGGCGAGGACCTTGCTGTTGAAGCCGGTCGTATAGCCTTCCTCGCCAGCATACTCGATCGGGAGATGATCGACCGCAGACTCGCCATCCTTGCTGTAGAGTTCGACGCGCATCTGGCCGTCGCCAAGCGTGACCTTGATGCCGTCCTTGTCTAGCTCCGTACCGACCAACGAAACGCGCGTGACGGCGGCATTGAGCGCGGCAACCGTGGTAATAGCTTCCTGCTCAGGGTTTGACGGAATGACCTCGCGGTAATTCGGCGGGAAGGTGCCATCGATCAGCCGGGAAAACAGCGAGATGCCGCCGCATTCGACGCGCATCATGTTCCGGCCGATCTCGATGCTGGCTGGCTCTTTAGCCTCGCCGAAAAGCTTCTGGATCGCCGCGGCTGTTTTCAGGGGAAGAATGATGCCGTCGAAGACGGCTTCCGTCGTCGTGTCGATCCGTACCAACGCCATGCCGCGACCATCGGCGGCAACGAAATCGATCTTCCGGCCCTCGTCTGTCGGTCGCACGTGAATGCCGGTCAGGTAAACACGGCCGGTATCGACCTTGAGCGCGGCATAGGAGACCTTGCCGAGCGCCTGCGCAAGCAGCGTCATATCCATCTTGAAGCTCGCGCCGGTCACGGCGCTGGCGATCGACGGAAAGTCCGCTTCTGGCAGACTGGCAATCGAAAAGCTGGAGCGGCCGGACTTGATCTGCACCTGGCCGTGAAACTTGCCGGTGGTCACATCTATTTCCGCCGTCTCCGGCAGATTGCGGACGATGTCATGCAGATCCTTGGCCTTGATCGTTATCGGCATGCCGTCGCCCTCGTCGAGAAGGTCGCATGTCGTTTCGATCTCGATGTCGAGATCCGTGCCGCGAAGTGTGAGCTGGCCGGCATCCGGCCTGAGCAGGACGTTGGCCAGAACCGGGATCTTTGAACCCTTGTCGACGGCGGCAAGAACGGCGCTGAGCGCGGGCAGGAGCTGGCTGCGATGGACGCGGAAGAAGAGGTCAGCCACGGGCGATACCCCCCCCCTGTACCCAATCTGGCGATAAGGTCCAGTTGGGCTTGTGGCGGGCGCAGCTGCGGGAACTCGCGATGAAGCAGATCCATCGCGGCGATCACGTCGCGTTCGGCTAGCAGGCGATAGAGCTGCGGCAGCCAACTGTTGCTGTCGACGACGATGCTCTCGCGGAAAAGCGCATCTATGTCGATGTCGCTGAGTTCATCGGCATAGATATGGAATGTGTGTGTGAACACCAGGTCATCGAGACCGTCTGTGTCCAGCCCCTCGCGACTGACCCAATTGAGGATATCATCGTCTTGCGTCTCAGCGAAATTGACGGTGACCCGTTCAGCGATTTGCGCCATGCGCGCCTCCAATGGTGGGTTTGGCGGCGATCGCAGCGACATGCATCGATACACGCGGCAGGGAGAGCTGACGAAGCTGGAAGGAGTTGCCTCCCATGTAGAAATCACGGATGAAGGTGGTTCGATCGTCGCGGAACCGGATGTCTCCATTGCGTGGCGTACGCGGTGGCGGGGCGCGGTTCAGCGCTTCGGCCAAGCGCGCGGCGCTGGTACGAACCTCGATCAGCCCATAGCGAGCGAGATGCATCCGGAGGGCACGGATACCGACCTCGTATGTCTCGGCAATGTGCTCGATGGTCATGCCTGCGGCCAGATGGGCGGCAAGTGTCTCCCGGTCGGGAACCTTTCGTCTGTGGTGCAGCATTGAATCAGTCTCCATTGACCTGCAGCCATTGGCGCACGGCGCGCGAGAGATCGCGGTCGCGGTTCGAACTGCAGAGATTGATGATGTTGAGGACGGCGGGGAGGAGATCGCGCAGCGTATCGCCATCCACGAGGGCGTCGCCTGGACCAAGGGCATCGTCGTTGACGATCCGCATTGCGGCATTCGTCAGCGCCTTGTTGACAACGGCCAGCCTGTCGGATGCCCCGAGAACCTGCCTGAGCTGGTAATCCGGCATCTCGCGGTTTTCCAGCTTGCTTGCCAGCCTGAGGCGCTGCGTATCGGGTGCGGGAAAGCGAGTGACCGTCATCGTCAGATCCTGCTCGCCAGTTCGGAGGCGCGCTCGGCTGCACACAGGACAGCCCAGACCGCCTGCAGGTTCCAGTAGACGAGCACAGCGATGATGATCTTCAGCCAGAAGATATCGCGACGACGGTTCGCCACGACTTCTTCAGCCGGTATGCACATTGCCTTGATCTTGAAATGTTGCATGGTACCGAAACTCCATCCGTTTCTGTTTCCGCTTGCCGCAAGGGGTGGCACGACAAGCGGAAACCGGAAGCGGATGTCAGGCCGCGACAGGCATCCCGCGCTGCTTAAGCTGCTCGGCGACCCACGGGGCGTTGCGTTCCTGGCTTTCCCTGCTGACGCCGGCGGCGACGAGCTGGATATCGGTCATCGCGCCGCGCTCTTCGGCGAGCCGCAGCATATGCAAGCGGTCGCGGCGATCGTCGGCGGTGATTTTGTTCTTCTGCATGACTTAGTCTCTCCTTCGCCTCCCGGCATACGCCGCTGCTCAGGGAGGAGGAGAGAGCAGCGGCGCGCGCCCGGACGGGCGATCCGGCTTTGGGAGGAGGAGTAGACCGGACGATGTACGGATAGCGGTAATTTTACCGATACGCAAGCCTATAGCGGTAAAAAAACCTATACGAACTATGCAATATGCAGTAGTCGGCGGACGCAGCTATGCCGCAGCGGTTGTTTCACCGCTTATTGGTAGCCTACTTATGAAGTTATTTTTCCGCGTTACCGCTCGCCGAGAATGGCGGTCAACTTAGAAAGCAACAGGAGAGCATCCCTGCGCTCGGTGTCGCTGAGAGACAAGACCGAGCGGAGGAGATTTTCGATTTCAAGCATGGGTGTAGGCGCGAAGGACGCCTCGAGCCTAGAAACGATCTCGCTGTTCATGCTACGACCACTATCCACACGCGAGTGTGCGAGCTTCTTGTAAAGCTCAGTTGTAAGGCGCAAATTGTGCCGGGGATCTTCGGACTGTGGCATTAATGCCTTATGGAGGAAATTACGAATTGTGAAAATGGAGCAAAAATGGTGCGAATGTGCCATGGATGTGCCATGATCACCCGCCGTTAATATTTACGGTTGACGAGCGCGGTGGGAATATGTTCCTATTATGTTCACCAAGTGAGGGTTGCAAAGCGAGCGATGCAGGAAAATAGTATGGGGGATTTCAGTGTCGATCGGCGGTCCCTGCTGAAGGGGATGGGGACGATGGTCGCCGTGGCAGCAGCCGGGAATGCGGTTGCTGCGCGGGAGATCGATGATCCGTTGAAACGGGTCGATCAGGCCGCGCAACTCCTGGCAAATTGTCTCGAGGATCTTCATGGCGGATCCTGGAGTGTGCAGATCAATCACGAGACGATGTTCGTGGCCGTCTCTCGGGACTTTTCATAGTTTCGTAATTGGAACTCGGCGAAGTCAGCTATGCGGAGTTGAACCTCGGGGCTGGCTTCTCTCGCGGCGACAAACATATCCCACAGACGGCGCATGGATGGCGGCAGTTCCTGCGTTCCACAGTCGGTGCCTTCAAGCAACCAGGCAGCTGTCGTCTGCAATACTGGCGCAAGTTGCTGAAGCGTGGAACTTGAAACGCCGGCATGCAGGTCGCCGCGCTTGACCGCACGCTGCAGGTTGCGGATCGCATCTTTGCTGAGCTTGGCCTGCAATGACGCATTTGTAGCGTCCAGTCCGACGACCTTCAGGCGGGCTTCAATTCTCTCTAAAATATCCTTTAACATGGGCGGTATTTTGACCGATATGGAAAATCTTGGCCAACGGTAAGAAAACCGTTGACTCTAGCGGTTAAATTACCGCTTATACGCTCATGTTTGAGATTCATCATCTTATCAATCTGGCTGAGATCTACGCCCGTTCGGAGGCTGTCGAGGAAAAGACGGTCAGTAACCGCGTGTTTGGTGACAGCAAGAAGCTGACGGCCATGCGGTCTGGTGGAGATATCACTGTTGGGCGCTTCAATGCTGCCGTCCGGTGGTTTTCGGCCAATTGGCCAGAGGGCGTGACCTGGCCGGACGGCATTCCCCGGCCAGAATGCGCCAAGGAGGCCGCATGACAGTTCCCCCGCGCAGCATGTGGAGTGTCTGCGCCACTTCGCGCCGGGCTGGCGGACCTCCACTGTCCGGCGCGTCTTCTCTTTGCAGTGCAGTTCGATCGTTCGTCCAGCCATGCGGCCCTCCGTGATTTGCTGACGAACCACCAATAGGGCGCGTCCGCGCGCCGATCATCGAATCCATTTCCGTTTTTGTTTCCTTGATTCTTCGAGGGGGTTTTCGTGCGCACTATTTCCGAGGTCGAGACACGGTCGATCAAATCCGCAACCGATGCGGCTTATACGTTGGGCGGCGGCGTCACCGCCTTTCCGGCACTGACGCGCGTCAACGTATCGACGCTGTCGAAATACGCATCGTTCAACGACGAGTTCGCTGACAGCGTCATTCCCTGCGATGTCGCCGTCGAGGCCGACCGCCGCGCCAAAAGCCCGGTGATCACATCAGCCATGGCGCGGGCTCTCGGCTTCCGCCTAGTGCCCGACGAAGAACGCCCTGCAGACCCTTCCCCGATCACGGAGATGGACGCGATCCGCGTGATGTCGGAAGCAAGCGACGTTCTGAAGGCGATCACCGAGGCGCGCGAGGACGGACGCGTTGATGCGCTCGAACGGAAGCGGATCGCCAAGGAGCTGCGCGAGCTGATCCGCGCCGCCGAGGGTGCCCTCGCCAAGGTGGAGGGGGGGCGATGATGGACGCCAAGATCGGAACAGAGGGCCGCGCCCTTCTTCGTCGTATCCGCATCCTCAGCGATCAGCACCTGGCCGCCGATGAAGCCAACCGTGAACTCTTGCTGTCGCTGATCGCACGCGGTCACGTCAGGCGCTGCGGTCCCGCTCATTCGCGGCTGACGCTCACCGCTAAGGGCAATACGCACCTCGACCGCCTCATGAGGTGCGAGTGATGAATATTCTCGTGCCGTCCACGCCACATCAGTGCATGCAGGCCTTCGACAACCTGCCAGAGCCGCTCCGGATCGCCATTGCCGGGGCGGCTTTCGCCTATGACCCGCGTGAGATCGCAGAGCGTATCGCCAAGGGTCGCCGTCCAGAAACCATCCTGCGCGGCATTGTCCGCTTTGAGCGGAGGGTAAACCGATGAGCGCACCGATGAAGTCTGGCGAGCGGGCGCGTGCGATCCTCGACGAAGCGCTCAGGGCCGGCGTGTATCGAAGCACCGTTGGCGCCGAGCGTCAGGCTTGCGCAGCGCTGAACGTCAAGCGCCTCCTGTCTCGCGACAAAGGTGATGCCGACACCTGGTATCCGACTGACCTCGCGAGAAAACAGGTGGCAAAAGCCAATCCGTCGCCAGACCAGAATGATCAGGCCGCGAAGCCAGGTGTAACCATTCGACGCATCGACAGCATCGATAGCGACGGTCGCCTGCGCATCGTCGATCGCGCAACGGTTGAGGTGATAAAGGCATCGATCCGGGAGCGCGGGCTGCAAACGCCGATAACCGTTCAGGGTACGATTGACGACGCACGCGTGAAACTAGGCGCCGGCAAGCATCGCCTTGAGGCAATGCGGGAACTTGGCGAGACGTGGATTGAATGCTTTCATCGGGACGTTGACGATCTCGATCGCGAGCTTTGGGAGATCGACGAAAATCTTTGCCGCGCTGAGCTGACGCCAGCCGATCGTGCACTGTTTGTAGCGCGTCGCAAGGAGATCTACCTGCTTAAGCATCCGGAGACGGGTGCTGGCGGAGATCGGAAATCAAAACGACAAGCTGTCGGTTTGATCGAGGCGCCGACAACGTTCGCCGTGGCGACTGCAGTAGCCACCGGTCGCGACCGCCGCACGGTGGAGCGCGACGCGTCGCGCGGCGAAAAGATCGTGGATATGGCGCTTCATCTCATTCGGGGCACGCGTCTCGACAGCGGCGCGTTTCTCGATCGCCTTAAGCATGTCGCCGAGGACAAGCAGGTCTTGTATGCCGAGGCTGCACTTGCCGATGAAAAGAGGAAGGCGGCGGAGGTAAAAGAGAACCGCCGCAGGCAGCAGGAAGTTCGGCACGCGGTTCGCCTTGCTCATATGGCGCACGTCGCGAGCAGCGGAGCTGCGACTGCAGGCAAGGTGGGCCACAAGTTCCCGATCATTTACGCTGATCCTCCATGGAAGTTTTCAACGCGTTCCGAAGTGACGGGTGGGGATCGGAGCGCATCGAATCACTATCCAACCATGACGACGCACGAGATCTGTGCGCTGTGGGAACAGATCGGATCGCCGGCAAAACAGGATGCCGTCCTTTTTCTATGGGCAACAAACCCAATGCTTCCTGATGGACTGCAGGTCATGTCGGCTTGGGGGTTCACCTATGTTCATCATTGGATCTGGGACAAGGAAATTGCCGGGAACGGATATTGGGGCAGGGATCGCCACGAACTGCTGTTGATCGGGCGTCGCGGCAATCCGGCAGCGCCCCTGCCTGGTAGTCAGCCACACACCGTCCATCGGGAGGCCAAAGGACGCCATAGCGCCAAGCCTGCGTTCTTCGCGGAGACGATCGAGCGGCTGTATCCGGATATGCCGCGCCTAGAAATGTTCTGCCGCGATCCTCGCCCAGGCTGGACCGCTTGGGGATTTGAGGCGGCGGCGGAAAGCGAGGTGGCTTGATGTTCGCCATCGCCACCCTGCCGTTCGTCGACCAAGCGATTCTGGCGGCATCGCCGGTTGCTGTCGGTGTATCCGGCGGCAAGGACAGCCAGGCGGCGGCACTCGCGACGTTCCGGCACCTCGATCAATGCGGACACGACGGCCCGAGGGTTCTCGTCCATGCCGATCTCGGAGTGGTCGAGTGGAAAAACAGCCTGCGCATCTGCGAGGAGCTTGCCGCCCATCTTGGTTGCGAGCTTCTGGTTGTCCGCCGAAAGGCCGGCGACCTGATGGATCGGTGGGAGGCGCGCTGGCGCTCCAGCATTGATCGGTACGCGGCGCTTGAAACCGTCACCCTGGTTCCTTGCTGGTCAACTCCACGCATGAGGTTCTGCACGTCGGAACTAAAGACGCACGTCATCCAAGCCGAGCTGAAGCGGCGCTACAAGGGCCAGACAGTTATCAACGTGACGGGTGTCCGTCGTGAGGAAAGCGCTACGCGATCCAAGGCGACGGTTGCTGACCAGGGCGCGGCCAACGACAATTTCATAAACTGGCGACCAATCGTCGATTGGTCCGTGCAGGAAGTTTTCAGCACCATCGATGCCAGCGGTCTCGCACCTCATCCCGCCTACCGCGATAACGGCATGAGCCGAGTGTCCTGCATGTTTTGCATCATGTCGAACATTGCGGACTTGACGGCAGCTGCTGCTCAATCCGAGAGCCATGATCTTTATCGGAGGATGGTGAGACTCGAATGCGACAGTAGCTTCGCGTTCCAAGGTTCGCGATGGCTCGGCGACGTGGCGCCGCAACTGCTGACGCCGGATCTCCGAGAGCGCCTTGTTGTGGCTAAATCCACGGCTCTGTGGCGCAAGCAGGCGGAGGACCGGATCACCGACGGGATGTTGTACGTCAAGGGGTGGCCAACCCGCATGCTTACCGATGCGGAGGCAATCATCCTGGCCGGCGTCAGATCGGAGATCGGCGCCCTCTTCGACATTGAGTGTTCCTTCCTCGATCGCGACAGCATCCATGATCGCTACGCGGACCTGATGCGTCAGAGGGAGGCGGCATGATCGATTTCCCGCCTGATATCGACGACTGCACCACGGACGCGGAGCGCGCTCGCTGGCTGCTTACGGCGTCGATCGATCAGCTGATACGCGATCAAAACTTTATCCGCTTCGCGCTTCGTGCCGCACGCTTTCAAGCGGGCCTTGCCTACCTCGATGCCGAGTTTTCGCACATGCGCGAGCCTCGGCGCGAGGACGGCTGGCCGCTGAATGGTGTTGCCATCGCGGTCGCGCGGGGACGGCTCAACCGAATTGCCAGCGGCCTGCCGCCGCTCAACATGGGGACATAGAGGGTGTTTCAGGAGCGAATATTCGAAGGGATGTCCGTCGACGACATCCACGCGTTCGCCGAAAGCAAGGGCTGGGGCGATCCGATTATCATTGATAGCTTCGCAGGCGGCGGCGGCGCGTCCACCGGTATCGAAATGGCGCTTGGCCGATCACCGGACTACGCGATCAACCACGACGCCGATGCGCTGGCGCTGCACGCGGCAAACCATCCCGACACGATCCACCTGTCGGAGAACGTCTACAGGATAGATCCGCTGGTTCACCTGCGCGGCAAGCACATAGGCCTCGCCTGGTTCTCTCCGGACTGCAAGCACTTCTCGAAGGCGAAGGGCGGAAAGCCGGTCGCGCGCAACATCCGCGATCTCTGCTGGATCATTCCCGGCTGGATCGAGCGCATCCAGAAGAGTGGCGGCAAAGTCGATATCGTCATCATGGAGAACGTCGAGGAGTTCAAGGACTACGGCCCTCTGATCCAGACCGATCGCGGCGAGATGCCGGACCCGGATCGCAAGGGCGAGACCTTCCAGAAGTGGTGCCGCACGTTGCGTCGCCTCGGCGCCAAGATCCAGATGCGCGAGCTGCGTGGCCGTGATTACGGCGCGCCGACGATCCGCAAGCGTCTCTTTATCATCATGCGCTTCGATGGACAGAAGATCGTCTGGCCAAAGCCGACGCATGGCGCGTCCGACGATCATGACGTGATTGCCGGCCGCAAGTTGCCTTGGCCGATCGTCGCCGACTGCATCGATTGGAGCATTCCATGCCCATCGATCTTCGATACGTCGGAGGAGATCTGGCAGAAGCACGGTGTTCGCGCTGTCCGGCCGTTGGCCCGCAACTCCCACGCTCGCATTGCGCGCGGAATGGATCGCTTCGTCATCCGGGCTAAGCGACCGTTCCTTGTGAGCCTCACGCACGGCGCGCGGATCGCACCGGTGTTGACCTATGCGCAACAGGGTGGCGCGAACCGCCCGATCCACGGGCAGGCGCGCACGATTACGGCCAGCGACAAGGATCAGAATTCCGTCATGTGTGCCTGGATGGCGCAGCATAACAACGATAACCGGCGCATCGGTGGGGTGAATCCCGGCCGGGCAGTCGACGAAGCTGCCTCGACGATCACGCAATCAGGCAGTCATCAGCAGGTGGTTTCTGCATACATCGCGCGGCAGTTCGGCACATCGACAGGGCACGGTGTCGATGTGCCGTCTGCGACGATCATGGCGGACGGTCAAGGCAAGAGCCAGCTGATTATGCCTTACCTGCAGTCCTACTATGGGACCGGCGAAGGTTCGCGCGAGGACGAGGCGATGCGCACGGCGACCGTAAAGGCGCGCCATGGTCATGTTGAGGCAATCATCGGCGTTCCGCCATTTACCGATGCTCAGGCGGCAAGGGCTCGCCAGGTCGCGGATTTCATGCGCGCTCACGGTCTCTGGGACGATCGCGAATTCGTCACCGTAGAGGTGGACGGCATGACCTTCGTCATCGTCGATATCGGCATGCGGATGCTGACGCCGCGCGAGCTTTACAACGCGCAGGGATTCCCGCCCGACTACAAGATAGACGGCCACTTCGACCAAGCGAGGATCGGCCATAACGGCGGGCCGAGGTGGGTGCCATTCTCGAAATCCGTGCAGGTCTCATGCGTTGGAAACAGCGTCTGTCCGCCTGTGGCGCGGGCACTCGTGGGCGCGAACTGCAATCACCTTGCGGTAACCGGAAGGAGGGTTGCGGCGTAATGGAATGGCAGCACGAGGTATACCGATCCGTCTACGTCTGCGGTGGCGTGAAGATCGGCGCGATTTATCCACCATGGCATGGCACCACGCAGTGGCGCTGGCGCGTCTGGATCGCAAGCAGCACGCATCCGCAGAATGGCAGGAGCGAGAGCAAAGAGCACGCCATGCGGCAGGTGGAAGGGCGCTTTAATGCGTTCCTGATGACGGCACGTCTGCGGCCGGAAGGCGGTGTGGCGTGAGTATCATGATCATGAGCCGCCTGTTCAAGATGAACCTTGGCGGCTGCAATCGAAAGCTGCTGGCGGTGCGCCTGGCTGACTTCGCCGATGACGAAGGACGCGGCATCTATCCCGGCATCAAGCGGCTTTCTGACGAGACGGAACTGTCGGAACGCACCATCCAGCGCCTCCTCGCGGAATTCGTGCAGGAAGGCATCCTCGTCGTTGTTCGCGAGGCTACGGGACGACCAGGCGTTACCACCGCCTACGACTTCGATCTTGCAAAGCTCTTCACCTACAAGGCCGGTTCGACGGGTGACGGCGTGTCACCCGTCACCGACGACAGAGGGGTGACAAATGAGCAGGAGACGGGTGACACCGGCGACGTAGACGGGTGTCAGGGTGTCACCCGAACCGTAATAGAACCACCATTAGAACCATCATCCGAGAGAGAGGGCGCGCGAGCTGGTTCGGGAGAAGGTCAATCGGCGGTCATCGAGGATCGTCGCAAGGTCGATCGCGATTTCAAGCTATGGTATCGCCACTGGCCAACGTCGCTCAGCGACAGCGAGCCTGCAGCCCGGAAGGCGTGGGATGCGCTCAGCGCCGATGAGCGTGCATCCTGCATCCAGCGCACGCCAGCGTTCATCAACGCGGTGAAGGCGATCAAGGGCAAGTTCACGTTCTCCAGCGTCTACCTGTCGTCAAAAGCATGGGAAAAGCTCGACGATCCGAAATCCGAAGTGGCGTTGCCGGCGGTCCATAATCCGTTCAGCCGAGCTTGGATGGCCGGGTTGCTGGCGGAGCTGCTGAAGGCACCGAGCCAGAATATGCCGGTTCCCACGACGTTCCAGCAGCAGCAGCTAAGGGCTGGCGGCGATGCTGCCGAGGCGGTGCGCCGGGATCGCCTGCAGAAATACGGCTGGCCTCGTGTGAACACGATGTTCACGCAGGCTTACGACCGCAAGGGCGTCACGGTGCGCCCCGATCTCGCCGCCCTCTCGGAGGCGTTTGGGCGAGTCGACACGGCTCTTCTGCAGCGTTGGCAAGCTGCCTTCGAGCGTCGTGGGTGGCCCTGGCTACCGAACACCGGTCACGAGTGGTTCTTCTTCCCGGCTGGTGAGCCGGAGCAGGCGATAACTGACTTCAACGACGCAATTGCAAGGGAACGGGGCAATGACGATGCAGCGTAAGATCACCGGAAAGAAGATCAGCTACCGCCCCATGATCGAGGCAGAGTTGTCTCCGGATGAGAAAGAGCGCGCCTACTGGCGATCGACCCGAGCAGATCGAGTCGCGCGAATCATATCGGCACGTCTGCATGCCGCATCGAGAATCATCATCAAAAGGAAGCCAAAAATGGCAAAGTGGTACTGCCTGCGTGTTGAAAGCGGCCGGGAAGAGGCTGTGGAAAAATATCTGCAGGATGCAAATGTTGAAGCGTTTATGCCGTCGGAAAAGATCATTCGCGTTCACAAGGGGCAGAAATCCGAGGTCACGCGCCCCTTCTTTCCATCCTATATGCTGGTGAGGATCGTTCCCTCCGGAGAAGCTTTTCACGGCTTGAAGAGTGTCAAGCATGTGATCGATATCGTCGGGAATGATAAAGGCTACCATGTGGTCCGCGACCAACATGTTGAGGTTTTGAAAGCACTTAAGTCTGAAGCTGATATCCCTCGCGTTGCGACGGACAAGACCATGCAGGAGGGCGATAGAGCAGAGATTATCTTTGGACCGTTCGCTGGTTTTGATTGCACTCTTCTGGCGGTCAAGTGGTGCCTGAAGGCCAGAGCAAGAGTACTGATCAATACGGACGGGCGATCCTTCGAGATCGACAGCATGCCCCTTGCGTTTCTCAAGAAGCTGTGAGAGTCATTCTGTCACTGGACGAGCCAGATCAGCGGACCCTCCGATCCCCGGCACCTTGATGTCGGGCAGAGCAGGCCAAGAGCCTCAGGGAACACCGCTACCGGCCCCAGCCTTGATTGCCTCACTGTCGAGGCGCTGATTCAGGGCAAGTGCTACCGCTATGAGATGAGGCGACCGATTGGTCGCCTTTTTGCTTCTAGGGTTATGATGTCGACGAGGAGAGCGAAATGTTTGATCGGCTGATCAAGGCGGCAGTTGATGTCGCCACTATTCCTGTCTCCGTTGCGGTAGACGTAGTAACCCTCGGCGGTGCGCTTATAGACAGGCCAGAGCCATATACAGTTTCAAAGGCGAAGAGGCTGGTAAAAGACGCGGGAGAAGTCGTTAAGGCCCTGGCCGAATGACTGCAGAACTTCGTTTCGACGCGAACGAAATTCTCAACCTGTCACGTGCAATCCGGGCATTGCCGGAAGGCATCAAGACGAAGGCCATGGCGAGCGCCATGCGGCGCATGCGGGAGATGGCTCGCAGCCGCATCGTTAAGCGATCGGCAGAGCACACGAGACTTCCACAAGGCGTCGTTCGAAAGGCGACAACGGCGCGGTTCAATGCCGGTGGCAATACGCAGGACGTCATCGTCAAATCCGGTTGGGTGCCGCTCTACAAGCTCGGAGCTACCCAAACCTCGCGCGGTGTCAGAGTTCGAGCGCGAGGCTCATATGCTGGCGCCTTCCTCGCTGAAATGGACAGCGGGCATAGAGCAGTGGCGATGAGGGTTTCGGACAGGCGCTTGCCGATACGTGAGCTGTTCGGCCCGAACCCTGCACATGCCATCACAAACAATCCAGACGTCTACCTCGACGTATTGGTTGAGATCATACAGGAGCACCTTGCTCCTCGCGTGCTGCACGAGATCGATCGTCTGCTCCCTCGGTAAGGACCGGTCGCGCGGGTCGGCCCTTCGAACCACCCCCCCCGACCCCACCCCCTCACGGGTCCTCCCTCGGGCCTGCCCCTTAGCGGGCCGGGACGACCCCGAAATTTCGCTAGTCACGCAGGTCAAAAAACTGACCTGACAACCCTGACTCGGCCTGACAAGACCTGACGAACCATGACCGATCTCTTCGAACCAATGGCAGCGACAGCGTCGGGAAGCGATGGCGTCTGGCTGACGATCGCCGAGCTGGCGAAGCGCAAAGGCATCAGCCGTCAGTCTGCGTCAGAGCGGATCAATCGGCTTGAGCAAGATGGCCTGATCGCAACCCGCCATGTCGGACGATCCAGAATGGTCGAACTGGCGACCTTTGATCGCGTCGTTGGCCAGACCGGAAATGCATTTCGCGAGCAAGGGGTGCAGACGAAGCGGGAAACGACTGAGCCGCAATCATCTGCCTCGGCGCCGCCCGTCAGTGCCGCGCTGCGCGATGCCCAGACAGAGCGCGCGCAGTATGAGTCGAAGCTGAAGGCGCTCGACTATGCCGAACGGACCGGTGCCTTAGTGCCGATCAAGGGGGAGCATGGTGTCGAGACGGCTTTGGTGAAAGCCACGGAGGCAATCCTCCGCGAGATGAATGCGCCTCTCAACTGGGTCAACGAGATCCTTGAGACGGTGCGCGAGGGTGAGCCTGCGTTGCGTCGGCTTCTGCGCCGGAAGATCCATGAGCAGCGCGAAGCGATCGCCGCCAGGCTGACCGCCGTTGCCGGTGAGGCAGCGGAAGGGGAGCGGTCGGGCGTGCAGGTGGATCTCGACTTCGGGGGCGAGGAATGAAGGTCACGATGAAGCGGTCGGCGGTTGCAATCGTCGCCGGCATCCTCGCGAGCGGTATCGTGCCTCCGCCTCAGTTGTCGGCAGCAGAGTGGGCACGGAAGAACCTGGTCGTTCCAGATGGGCCACGGGCTGGTGAATTGTGGGACGACAGTCTAACGCCCTACATCGCCGAACCGTTGGAAATGTGCGCGACCGAAAGCGGCGTCAACGAGATTGCTGTTCGCAAATCGGCACAGACTGGCTTCACCACGTTGATGATCGCCGCGATAGGTCATCTGATCGCGACAGATCCATGCCGCGCCATGATCGTCCAGCCGACGTCTGGCGCGCTGAAGGAATTCAACGCTGAAAAGCTTGATGTCGCTATTACCGGTTCTGCGGCGCTCAACAAGCTCGTCAAGGAGCAGGCATCCCGTTCTGGGGATGGTTCGACTGCTGTTCGAAAGAAGTTTCGGGGCGGCTCCCTAAAGCTTGCGATAGCCAGCTCGGCCGCCGACCTGCGTTCCTCGACGATCAAGAAAGCCTTTCTTGACGAGATCGACGAATACCCTGACGATCTTGACGGACAGGGCGACCCGTTCGGGATGGTCGAAGCACGTCAGGAATCCTTCCTGATGTCAGGTGAGTGGCTGCGGGTCTACGTCTCGACGCCGACCATAAAGGGCGGATCGAAGATCGACGGCTACTTTGAGGGCGGCGATCAGCGTTACTGGTATATGCCGTGCCCTGGCTGCGGCGAGAAATTCAAGTTCGTCTTCGACCGGAAGTACTTCCGCTTTAATGACGAGTTTCCGCATGAGCCCCACTACGCGACGCCCTGCTGCGGCGCGATTGTCGAGGCTTACGAAAAGGTCTCGCTCATGAAAAGGGGAGGGTGGGTTCCGGAGGCTTCGCGACCAGGCGCTTATCCTTCCTATCATTTTGATGCCCTGACATCGCCGTTCGTGCCGTGGGAGAAGATCGCTGCTCGTTTCGTTGAGGCGAACCAAGATCCGCTGAAGCTGAAGACCTTCAACAATCTCACACTCGGGCTTTCGTTCGATATGAAGGGCGACGCACCCGACCATGTTCGTTTGATGGAGCGGCGTGAGGAGGACGTAGTTCGTGGCCGTATTCCGGCGATGGGCCTCGTCTTCGTAGGCACTGCTGACGTGCAGCTCAACGGCATCTACTATCTGTTCAAGGCCTACGGCCCCGATAGGCAATCATGGCGCGTTGATGCTGGGTTCATCGAGGGTGCGACCGACGATCCGCATGCTGGCGCGTTCCTCAAGCTTGAGGAGCTGCGCACGAAGCAATGGCCAGACGCCTACGGCCGGCGCCGTGCCGTCGATCTGTTTGGCATCGACTCCGGCTATCGCAGCCACGTTGTGTACACATGGGTTCGCGGCAAGGCCGCCACCTTTGCGCTTAAGGGTCTCGATGGTTGGTCGAGGCCACCAATTGGCCAGCCGTCATCTGTCGATATCGACTTCAATGGCCAGCGCATTCGCAATGGCGCGATGGTGTGGGGTGTCGGCACATGGTCGCTGAAGGGCGGCTTCTACGCCAACCTTCACAAGCAGGGGATTGCTGCCGGTCAGCCGGCTGACCCGCCTGGTTACTGTCACTTCGGAAGCTGGATGGACGAGGTCTATTTCCGCCAGATAACCTCGGAATATCTGGGGACGGAAAAGATCAAGGGGCGAACCCGCCGGATCTGGATGCCACGAGCAGGCGAGCAGAACCATTTCCTTGACTGCGAGATCTATGGCGATGCCCTTGGCGACTATCTGGGCATCTCCCGCATGACGCCTGACGAATGGCGTGAACTCGCAAGTATGAGGGGGCTCCCGGATGGCGTAGTAGATGCGGACATGTTCGCACCCGCACCGCTGCTGGCTGCAAAGCATGTGGCGATCCAGCAAGAGCACGTGCAGATATCTGAAGCAGTCGATCGCCGCACACCTCCGCCAGAGACTGAGGGCGGTTGGTACAACTCCAATGACTCCTTCTGGGATCGGTAAATATGGCGTGGACGCAAACAGATCTGGACACCATCAACGCCGCTATCGCGACGGGCGCCAAGCGCGTTCGGTTCCAGACACACGAAGTCGAATATCAGAGCCTGAAGGACATGCTGACAGCGCGCGATCTCATCAAGGCAGAGGTCTTGGGGGCCGACGATCGCGGCGGTGCGATCTTTGTTGAGTATGGGGGCGGCTACTGATGAACGTCCTCGACAAGGTCATATCGTTTTTCGATCCGGTTTCGGGTGTTAATCGTGCTGCGGCTCGTCAGCTGCTGCGATCGTCTGAAAAGCGCGAATACGCGGCTGCTCAGTTCGGTCGGCGCAACAAGGCGTGGCGCGGTCGCGGCACGTCAGCAACGACCGAGGTGGCAGGTGCACTCACTACATTGCGCGATCGCGCTCGCGACTTCGTACGCAACGGATGGGCCGGACAGCGAATCCTCGATGTTCTGACGTCTCATGTTATCGGCACGGGAATAATGACTGTCCCTAATACCGGGAACGATCGTGCCGACAATCGCTATCGACTCCTTCGAGAGGAGTGGGAGGAGCGTTCGGATATCGAGGGCGTCCTTGATTATGGTGGTCAGCAGTCGCTCGTTTTGAGGTCCATGGCCGAAGGCGGTGACAGCGTCTTGCGGATGTTGCCAATCAGTCTCGCGGATGCAGGCTCCAGCATTCCATTGCGACTTCAGGGACTCGAAGGCGACCTTATCGATACGTCGCGGGATAGCCTGCTTGGCCGGGAAAGCAATGTCCGGTTAGGTGTCCAGATTGGCGATTGGAACTTGCGAGAAGGCCTCTACCTCCACTCAACGCATCCCGGAGACGGGGGAGTCCCGTTCGGAAGTGAAGGATCGAAGCTCGTAGCGTGGAATGACCTTTGCCACCTGTATCGCCCTCTGCGCCTCGGCCAGCTGCGCGGTATTTCTTGGTTCGCACCCATCCTTCTGAACGCGAAAGAAATTCAGGATCTGATGGAGGCCGCCATCGTTCAGCAGCGAACGCAGGCGAGCTTTGCTGGCTTTCTCAGGCGCGCTGCAGGTGCAAGCAATCCGCTGGTACCGAAGAGGGAAGAGGATGGAACGAAGGTCACTCGCATCGAGCCAGGCCAGATACAGGATATTGGCGAGTCCGAAATCACATTTGCCAATCCCTCCTCACAGTCAGTCTTTGGCGAAGCCTATAAAGCAGGACTGTGGGCAATGGCTGCGGGCGCAGGCATTTCGTATGACCAGCTGACCGGCGACCTTACTCAAGCGAACTACTCCTCGCTGCGGGCGGGAAAGATCGAGTTTCGGCGACTAGTCGAGCAAATCCAGTGGCAGATCTTCGTTCCGATGGTTTGTCGAAAGGTTGATCGACGCTTCGCCGAGTACGCTCTCATGTCTGGCAAGCTGCCTTCCCGCAAGGAAGGCTACCGAGTCGACCATGTGATGCCGGCAGTTGAACCGATCGATCCGAAGAAGGATCTGGAAGCTGACATTCTTGCCGTGCGTGCGGGGCGCATGTCGCCACAGACTTTCATCTCGGCCTGGGGTCATGACTGGCGAAAGGTCGTCAGCGACTTCGACGCCTTCTTCAAGTTCGCGGATGCGAACAACGTACCTCTAGATATCGACCCAAGGCGGCCGGCGAACGGCGCCAGAACCAACGCCGCACCAACGGCGGAAGGAGCGCAGAGTGACTAACATCATCCGCCTGCCGCAGCTCAGCCGCAATGCCGAGGTGAGGGCCGCATCGTTCAACGAGGCTGATAACACGATCGATGTTGTGTGGACGACGGGTGCTGCGGTTCGCCGTGTCAACTGGATCGATGGCGAGTTCGACGAAGAGCTTGTCGTCTCGCCGTCGGCCATCCGCCTCGATCGTCTTAATGCTGGCGCGCCGTTTCTCGACACGCATGGCACATGGAGCCTTGCCGATGTCATCGGCTCGGTAGTGAAGGGTTCTGCCCGAATCGAGGGTGGCGTTGGCGTCGCCAAGATCCGGCTTTCCACCGCAGCCGACGCGATCGACCGCGTGGCGAAAATCAAGGAAGGCAGCGTCACCAACATCTCGGTCGGCTACCGCATCCATGCGGTCGAAAAGACCGAGCGCGAAGGCCGCATCCCGGTGCATCGGGTGATCGATTGGGAGCCGTGGGAAATCTCCGCCGTTCCAATCCCTGCCGATCCCGGGGCGCAGATCCGGAGCGGCAAGGATGAAGGCGCGCTCTTCGCCTGCCGTGTAGATCCCGATCTTTCGACAGCAAACAGAATTCGCCGCATGCGCATGGAGATGCAGATGCGGCAACAGCAATTGGCAGGCTAGCGCAGGCTACCGCCATAAACCGCCTCGGCGGTCGCCCATCTGACGCCTTTGGGCAAGGCCCTTTCAAGGAAAATATCCATGAAGATGAAAACCGTACTGGCGGTAGCCTGCACGCTCGCTACCGCATTTGTGATGAGCTTCGGGCTCGTCTCCGAAGCCTTTGCAGCAATGCCACACGCTCCCGTCCATCTGGCCGCGTCGTTGGTCGACGCGGTTCGGGAATTTGGCCCGCACCTGGCGATCCCGCTCGTTGTCATGCGAGCCAATCTCGCCGATCTGCAGAAGCGCGCGACGGACAAGATCGCGGAGCTGAAGGACGATACGGCGCCCGATGCTGCCCGAACTATTCAGGCGGATCACAAGAAACTGCTCGACGAAATCGATGCGCTGCAAGGCGATATCCGCAAGGCCGAGCAGGACGAAGCTGTAACGCCTCCTGCCAATCCGACCGCCAACGTGGATGGTGCTCGCGCAGCTGACATCTACGACATCGGAACGCGTGCCGGAATGACCAATGAGGCCATCCAAGCTGCCCTCCGCAATGGCACTGCTGTTGACGCCTTCCGCGCACAGGCCTTCGACCACATGACCGCGCAGTCTGCCCGCACACCGACCAGCGGCGTTCACGTTATTCGGGACGAAGCCGAGACCCGTCGTTCCGGTTTGACGACGGCCCTGGCATTCCGTCTTGGCGGCATTGATCAGCCGACCGGCGACCAGGCTGCGCAGGCCCGTGGCTTCATGGACAACCATGACGTCGTCGAATTTGCAGCTGCGGCCATGGGCTATCGCGGTATGCTTCGCACCGTACGCGAGCGGGAAGAAATGCTGGAGCGCGCATTCCACGCGACCAGCGATTTCCCGGCAATCTTCTCCAGCGCCATCAACACGCTCCTTGAGCGTCGCTATGCGCTGGCACAGCCGACCTATCGCCGCATCTCCCGTCGGCGCGACTTCGTCGACTTCCGTCCGCACTACGCCGTATCAGTCGGTGAATTCCCGATGCTCGAAAAGATGACCGAGTCGGGCGAGATCAAGTTCGGCACGTTTGGCGAAGGCAAGGAAACGATTGCCGTCCTGCCATATGCGAAGGGCATTCGGGTTAGCCGTCAGATGATGGTCAATGACCGCCTGAACGCGATCGGCGAACTGCTCGGCGGATATGGACGGACCGTGGCGCGGTTCGAGGAAATCACCTTCTATGCGATGATGCTTTCCGCGAATACGAAGCTGTCCGACGGGCAGGTCGTGTTCCATGCAAGCCATAACAACCTGGCAGCTTCCGGTTCGGCGATCACCGTCGCTAGCATCGGCGTCGGCAAGGCCGCCATGCGCAAGCAGAAGAACCTCGACGGCGCGACGATGAATGTCCAGCCTTCTATCCTGCTGGTCTCCCCAGACAAGGAAACCGAGGCGCTTCAGTACCTGTCGCCGATCAATGCCAACGACTCCATCAAGGTCAACCCGCATGTCGGCACGCTTGAGCCAGTCGTCGCGGCCGAACTGAGCGGAAACGCCTGGTATCTGTTCGCCAGCCCAGACGAAGCCGCCGTCTACCAGTGGGGTCTCCTGGATGGCTATAGCGCGCCCCGCATTCGCTTCGACGAACCGTTCGGTACTCAGGGACAGGCTATGACTGTCGAGCACGACTTCGGTGTTGGCGCGATCGAATTCCGAGGCGCTTACAAGGATCCGGGCGCTTGAGGCCGGATCAAACCTAAGCTTCTCCTTCATCGCCTCATCGAGGCATCCCTGAAATCAAGAGGATTCAGACATGAAGAACTTCGTCCAGCCGGGGAAGTCTATCGACGTCGCCGCGCCCGCCGGTGGCGTTATTTCCGGCAACATCGTCATCATCGGTTCGTTGATCGGCGTTGCTGCAGCCACAGCAGCTCAAGGCGAATCGGTGGCACTCTCCACCGAGGGCGTCTTTGATCTGGCGAAGGTTTCGGCCCTCGCCATCTCAGTTGGCGACAAGGTGTATTGGGACGCTGCTGCAAAGAACGTCAACAAGACGGCCTCCGGCAATACGCTCGTCGGCATTGCCGTCGCGGATGCAGCAAACCCGTCTGCAACCGTAAAGATCAAGCTCGGCGCGACCACGGTCTAAGCCGATGTCCAACATCTTCGAGCGGCTGGCGAAGGTCAGCCGCTCCACGGTCGAGCGCGTCCACGGAAAAGACGTGACGATCTTTCCCACTGCGGCGAAAGATCCGAACGCCTCCCGGCGCCTCTCGACCTCCGAGGCTTCCTATCTCTCGTCCGCCTGTTTCTATGAAAACACGCTGATCGAGAACGATGCCAAGGCACAGCCCTTGACCGGCATGGGAAGGCTCGCCAACCGAGCGCTACAGATACAGGCGTCCATTCGCCTGATTGAAGGTGCGCCGTTAAAACCCGGCTTTTTCCTCCGACGAGAGGAGGATGGAGCGATCTTTTCAATAACTCGGTTTGACCCTGATGGGCTTGGGACGGTTCTTGCCGTTCTTGCGACCGAGCAAAATTTGCCCGAGGCGTGACGTGCTGGCAGCGGAAGCTCTGAGACTTGCAGCGATCGAGATCCTGCGACCGACAGCAGCGGTCGAAGCGGGCACGGGGTTCCCAACCCTTGCTGGCCTCAACGTTCTCGATAGCCGGGAGACGGCGGTCGAGGACATCGATCGCAGCAAGCCATACACGCCGATCCTCGCCCTGCACACGACAGAGGCCGGTGTAGCGCTTCGCGGGCCGCTGTCTTCAGCGAATGACGTGAGCGCGGACACTGTCCTCGATGTCGTCGCGGAGCTGGCCGTTGTCGAGCAGGATGGTCAAGGCGAGTTTGCCTTTGCGGCTGCGACAACAGACCCAGAGGCGCGGCTCGTACTTGCCGCACTCTGTGCGCAGGTTCGTTATCTCCTCGAACGCAGCCAGTCGGGCGGCATGTGGCGCTACCTCGTGCAGCGGATCGTCAATATCGAATACCAATCGTTTGCGGCCCCCGAAATCGGTGTGCGCATCCAGCGAACGACGATGCGCTTTCACTGTGAGATCCGCGATGACGATTTCGAGGTTGTCGGTTTGCCGGAACCTCTGGCGACCATCTATGCGAAGCTGCCGGCTCAATCCTATGCGAAGGCGAAGCTTGCGGCGCTCGCCAGTCATTTTTCCCCTGACGTGCTTCCGTCGCTGGATCGCGTCACCATAGACACCGGTCCCAATTTCCCCGGTGCTCAAGTCAATTTCCCCTGATCCATCGGAGGGCGTGATGACCACTCTCTACAAGCCACGCGAGGCGGGCTTGCGCATTCCCATGCCTGGCCGCCAGGGCGACTGGCCGGCCGATGGACACCCCGTCAATTTCGCCAATCCTTACGAAGCGCGGCTCGTGAGAGATGGCGATCTAGTCCAAGTCAAAACCAAACCCGCGCCGAAGAATCCGGCCGGCGAAACCGGAGGCTCGAAATAAATGGCATCCAACATTCCTGCCAACCTGACGGCGCCGCTCTTCACCTTCGACGTGCAGAGCGGCGGTAACTTCGAAGCCGAAAACCGGCTGATCCTGCTGGGTCACGGTCTCGCTGCCGGCTTGCTCGCCGCGGACGGCATCGCGCTTTGCAATACCAAGGAAGATGCGCGCCGGCTTGCAGGTGTCGGGTCGATGCTCGAATCGATGTTCATCGCCACGCGCCGCAATGCGCCGGCGCAGGAGATCTGGATCGGGCGTGTCGCTGATACCGGCACTGCCGAAATTCGCACCATCACCGTTGGCGCTGTTCCAGCAGCTGGCGGCCAGGGTGTTCTGCAGATTGCCGGTGAAAGCATTTCGGTAGAGATCCCGGCCGGGGCGACCGCAAACGCTGTTGCTGCCTCGCTCTCCGCTGCGATCAACGCTTACTACAACCGTTTCACCGGTCGCTCCCTGCCGTTCACCGCTACGGTCACCACGAATGTGGTCACCATCACGGCCCGGCACAAAGGTACCTATGCGACTGGACTTGATATCTTTGTTCCGGTGCTCGACAGCGCGAATGCCTTTACCGGCCTCTTCACTTTCGCGACGACGACGCCAGGTGCCGGCACGCCTTCGCTCGCCAACGTGCTTGCCGCGATGAACGACGATGCGTTCGAAGTCATTGTCTCGGCTTTCGGGGACGCGACGAACCTCGCATTGCTCGACGCCTTCCTTGGCCCGGTCTCCGGTCGCTGGTCTTATGCTCAGCAGCTCTACGGGCACGCGTTCTATCCAAAGACAGATACCACTGCGAACCTTGCCACCTTCGCACTTGCTCGTGACACCTGGCATCTCACCATGGTTCCCGAGTTGGCAGGGGGCGGGAACGGTACGCCTGAATACCAGTGGGTTGCCGCGTTCGTTGGGCGCATCGCACCTTGGCTCGGCGGTGGCGCCAATGGCGACGTGTCGCGCAATCAGTCCGGCTTGGTCGTTCTGGATGTGCTTGCGCCTCGCGACCGCAATTACTGGATGGACTATGGCACGCGCGATAGCATGTTGAAGAGCGGCGTCTCGACCTGGTCAGTCAACCGCAATGGCGAGGTGATGATCGACAAGATTATCACGCACCAGCAGACCACAAATGGCGCACCGGACACGACGTTCCGTGACATTCAGGCTGTCTATCAGGTAACTTATGCCCTGAAGAAGTTCCGCGCTGATCTCGCCTACGAGCATTCGAACAAGGCATTGGCGCAGGACAATCCATCGAACCTCGACGCCATCACGACGCCGAAGGATATTCGCGCGACGCTGTTCCACTCCTACCAGTCGATGCCGGGCGTTCTCAAGAACTCAACCTCGGTACTTCCCTATATCGTCGTTTCGATCGACCAGGACAATCCGAACCGGGTCAATGCGCAGTTGCCGATGGACCGGGTCAACGCGCTCGACATCTTCGCGGGCCTCGCGAACGTCTACAGCCAGTTCACGACCTCGGCAGCGACGGCGTCACTCTGACGCCGTCTTCTCCTTCGCATCTTTCCTCAACACGTCCTTTTAGGAGGCATTCCCCATGGGTCAGAATTTCGGCGGGCGCATTACGATGCGTCTTTCCACCGGCGAGACGTTCGCACTTCGCGGCGCTCTCAACTTGAATACGGCCGGCCAGACCAACGAAGCCGTTACGAACCAGGATGGCTCGGTCGACCGAGTTGGAACGGTCAAGGATCGTCGTGCCGAGATCTCCTTCGCTGACAAGGGCATCGATTACGACGCGCTTATGAAGGCAGATCGCTTTAACGTGACCCTCATCGAGGAGTTCACCGGTGTCACGCACTATCTGACTGATTCCTTCGTGGTCGGCGATCCGCAGCAGAATCGCGTCAACGGTGAGGTTACCGGTCTGTCGGTCTCGGCCGAGAAATATAACCGGAGCAACGCCTGATGGCCGAGCGGGTTACAGTGCAGCTGTCGAAGACATACACGGTCCACGACAAGCAATTCGCCTCGATCGTCATTCGTGAGCCTCGCTACGCTGAGATCTTCATGGAGGGGCGAGGCAAGCCGCGGGAGTGGCAGCCGAGCCCGCATGGGCCGGTGCTTGTCAGCTATCCCGGCGTGGTCGACTCCTATTTGCAGAAGTTGATCGTCGAGCCTGGCTACGATTGCATCGGCGAGCTTTCAACCGTCGACGCGCTGACACTGGAAAAGGCGGTTCTCGATTTTTTTCCAGTCTAGGCGACGTCGATCAGGTCGCCGACGTTTTTGTCTTTCGTCTCGGCTGGTCGGCCGAGCGCATTGAAACAATGACGCCGAGCCAGTTGTTCTACTGGGCGCGGCGCCTCCTGGACTTCAAGGGAAGGAACAAGGCGTGACGCGTACTGTCGAAGCGCAGCTGCGGATCTCGGCCGTCGATAAGACCGGGCAGGTGTTCAAGTCTGTCGCCGGCAAGATGGGTGAGATCAATCGCCGAGCGGACGCACTCAATCGCCAGCAAGGTGCGCTCGCCAAGGGGTCGCAGGCAGCCTACGGGGCGATATTGCGATATGCCGCTCCGGCGGCGCTTGCCTACGGGGCGAAGCGAGCCGTCACGGATTTTGCAGCTGTTGAACGGCAGATGACGCGCATTGGCATCACGGCCAATGCCAGTGTTGCGGAAACCAATGCTGCCTTCACGCGGCTGCAGGATATTTCCAAGCAGGTTTCCTTGCCGGTCGACGATGCAATCACAGCCCTCGATACGCTGGTCGCCTCGGGCCTTGACCTGAAAGAAGCGATGGATTTCCTGCCGTCCGTCCTGAAGACGGCTCAGGCGTCGGGTGCGGCGACAGAGGATATTGCCAATACCGCCATCAAGGCGGCGTCTGCGCTGAAGCTCCAAACCGGGCAGATGCAGCATGCCTTCGACATCATGGTGGCGGGTGGCAAGGCCGGTCAGTTCGAATTGAAGGACATGGCGACCTATATCCCGGATCTCGCCAACTCGTTTTCATCTCTCGGCTACACGGGGGAGGATGGTCTCAAGAAGCTGGTCGCCCTCCTGCAGACGATCCGCGAAGACACGGGCTCCGCCTCGTCGGCTGCAACCTATGCGCAGAACGTTTTTGGCAAGATCTACTCGCAGGACACCGCGACGAAGTTCTCGAAGATGGGGGTCGATCTTCGGAAGGAACTCGATGCGGCGCGCAAGAACGGTGAGGATACGGTCGCGGCCTTCGTCCGGATCTCGAAGGAAGCAATCAACGGTGATCTGAGCAAGCTGCCATTGCTCTTCACCGATGAACAGTTCCGCCTCGGCATGCAGTCGTTGATGACCAGTGCCGACAGCTACGAGAAATTTCTCAAGACGGTGAACGACTCGGAGGTCGACGGAACTGTGTTTCGTGACCTGGCTCGCGTCACCGGCGATACCCAGTCGAGCATCGACAAGCTGTCGAGCAGCTGGGACAAACTGATGAACAGCATCGGCAAGGGTGTCTCCAGACCTGCCGTGCCAGTCATGGACGCCGTGTCCAAGGACGTGGACTACGGCGATGCCATTCGCTCGTCTCTTCAGCAGCAAGGGAAGGGATATTGGGCAATCGAAACGTGGATGGCCCGTAACCTGCCATTCGGATCGTTTTCTCAAAGCCGAGAAGCAGACAAACAGGCCCTTGCCGGCGGCTATGCTGACCCAGAGTTCATTCATCGGATGACGCAAGGGCCGAACGTGCCGCAGGGGCCACAGCTACCCGAGTTCCCGGGCGGAGATCGGAACATTGATCCTCGCAATCTGCCAGCGACTGGACCGGTGCCTGGTACGCGCCCTACAGCTTCGAAGCCAGCGCCGCCGTCATTGACGGAGATCTACGGGCAGTATGCGCAGAGCCGCATTGCCGGAGAGCAGGCAATCGCCAGCAACGCCAAGGCCGCGGGCATGCCAATCGGCGCATCCGGCCTCACGTCGACGCTATCGGAATTCTTCCGTATGCCGTCGAAGGACGAGCTTCGGGACGCGCTGAAGATCGACGCAACCGGTCTGAAAGAATCCGGCGACGAGGCTGCACAGAAGGTGGCGGACGGTGGCCGCGAGGCCGGTGCTTCCATCAAGGAATCGGCGGCATCGCTGACGCAAGCTGGCAACAGCGTCAGTTCGGCGATCCTGTCGGCAGTCGATCAACTGAAGGCGGCGGCATCAGCCTTCAATCGGGCGAGCAGCGTCCGTGTGCCTGTCAATGCAGACACCGGCCGCTCAATGCCTTCTCAGGCTGGCGCGCCTGGCGGCGGCGGTGGCGGCTATTAAGGAGACGAGATGCGCGATTGGGCAAAGACGTTACGGCGGGCGAGCTATCGCGGCGTCGAGTTCTGGGTCGATTACGAGGATCTGTCCCGTGGCAAGCGCCTGGCCTTGCACGAATACGCTGGCGGGCAGCAGCCGGTCGTCGAAGAGCTTGGTCTTGCCGCGTCTGCCTATGGGGTGACGATCTATCTTGTCAGCGATCTCGCGGACGTGCAGGCGAAAACGCTAGAGGCGGCTATGCTCGCCGCTGGCCCCGGATATCTAATCCTGCCGATCGATGGCGGATTGCTTGCGACGGCACAAGACTTCCGGCGTTCGCGGCGGAAGGATCAACATGGGTACATCGGGTTTGATGTGACATTCATCCCGGTCCTCGATGCCAGCGGCATCATCCTGTCGATTGGCGACGTTGCAGCCACGGTCGCCAGTTCTTTCACGGCAGCTGCTGCGCAGTTTGCGAAATTCTTCTAATAGGCGAGGCTTACGATGGCGGCGGATAGAGCAACGATCCTCTCGTGGCTGGCGGACCTTTCCGCCGCCATCGTGACTGATGCCGACGATCTCTCTGATGTCTCTGCGCGCATTGCAACCGCGCCGGATCTCGAAGCTGCAGCCTTTGCTAGCGAGGTCCTGTCTCTGATGCGGATCATCGCGGAGAGCGCGGATGAGCCAGATGATTTCGACAAGCTCGCGCAGGGCCTCTCGGTGGCTGGCGATACTGCGGACGCGGTCTCGATCATGCTGGGAATGGGGCTTGCGATTGCCGGAAGCCGTATCGAGTGGCCATCCCGGCCTTCGGCTCGCCGCGTGCGATCGAGGGTTTCTGTTGCCGGTGACACCGCGTCCTCGGCGATCGATAAGCTCGGAGGCGACGGCGCGGATCTCTACGCCTGGTCGACTTCTGTCACCGCGATTGCCTGTCGGCTGATCTCGGATATCGCCGCGAACGCCGCGCCGATCATCAAGGTTTCGACCGGCGTATCCATGCCATCCACGGTGCTTGCCTATCAGCTCTATGGCGATGCTACCCGCGCTGCCGGTCTGGTCGACATTGCAAATTCCGCAACGCCACTTGTCATGCCAACGCTTTTTGACGCTCTGGCCTCCTGATGCTCGAACACATCACGATCGACGGCTTCCCGCTGTTCAAGTCCATCACCGTCAACATGTCGGCGGAGGAGGCTGTCCGGACGGCGGAAGTCTTATTGGTGCCGCAGGGCGATGGCGTTCCTGTCGTGCCAGGGCAGTCGACATCAATCAAGGCCGGCAGGGACCTGCTGTTGACCGGCTATGTCCGGGACGTGCGGCCCTCGCATGATGCGGGCGATCGCGCTCTCAGCGTCACGATTTGCTCGCGGACCGTGGACGCAACGGAATGTTCCGTTGAGCATCCGACGGGGGAGGTTCTGAATAAGGACCTCGCTGCGATTGCGAGGGAGTTCGACAGCCTTGGTATTGGCGTCGAGAGCGACGGTTCGTTCCCCGTTGAGCCGCGGCACAAGCTTCATGTCGGCGAGACCTTGTTCTCGACGATCGAGCGCCGCTCGCGCGGCCGGGGAATTCTGATCTACGACACCCCGAAGGGAAAACTGAAGCTCGCGTCAAAGCCCGAAGGTACCCATAGGGGCGGCCTCTATTGGGGCGTCAATATCGAGCAAGCGTCTTCAGAGCTGACCGAGCGTGGCCGCTATAGCGCCGTAAAAGTGCGCGGGCAGGCGAGCGAGGGAACAAGCAAGCAACAGTTGCGAGCCGAGGCAACCGCCCGAGATGCAGGCGTTTCCCGTTCGCGGCCATTGATCCTGCCGCACGAGGGCGAAACGACGGTCGATCGTCTGAAGAAGCGCGCGGACTGGGGTGTAAAGCGTGGCACCGGTTTTGCCGCTACTGCCTCGATCACCGTCACGGGATGGCGCGATGCAGGCGGGATGATCTGGAATAGAAATTGGCTAGTCCCGGTGAAGGATAGCTGGATCGGGATCGACGGCATGATGATCATCAAGGGCGTGTCGCTTACGCAGGATAGCGAAGGGCAGGGCACTTTTGCGGTCCTGTCTCTGGCTGATCCTCGCGCCCTTGGTGGTGAGAACCCGCGCGGCAAGACGGCTGGCGCCTATTCTGCGCCTGGTGCTATCTCGGTGGAGTACGAAGACGAATGATCGGCAAGCGGATCGAACTCGACGGCAACAACGTGGAGAAGGGCGGACAGCAGTTCGTGACCGGCCGCGCCCTGAAGTCTGATGGCTACACGAACATTCATCGGATTGAGCCGCATGGCTTTTCGTCGATGCCCGTCAAGGGAGCCAAAGCGCTCCTGATTTCTCCAAACAGCGAGGCAGACCAGGCTTTCGTAGTCGGCGGGGAGCACCCCGGGTTGCGGCCGGCGGATCTACCTGGTGGTGCGACAGCCATCTATGACTCGAGCGGAAATATCATAAAGCTCATTGGAGCGGGGATCGTTGTCCAGTCGGGGGGCGTGAAGATGGTCATATCGCCGGATGGCGTGGCCATCACTGGGGGCTCGATCACCCATAACGGAAAGAACATTGGCGACACGCATATCCATGGCGGGGTCGTTGAAGGCGACAACACGACGGACGTTCCCGTCTAGGGCGGACCTTACACATGCTCAAGATCATTCCGGTGGACGACGCCGAGGAGCCCTACCGCGCGCCCGATCTCGGATGGGACGGTGTGGTTGGTGACCTTATCGTCAATCCACTTACGCACCCCGATGCCCCTGGCGACTTTCGGTCGGAGCAGGGGCTCGCCACGCAAGTCCTGATCTGCCTGATGACCGATCGGCGGGTGGAGCAAAGCGAGCTGCGAGACGGTGACGAGAACCGGGGTTGGTTCGGCGACAGTTTCGACGTCATGGATGGCGAGACACCCCTCGGCTCTCGCCTTTGGCTCCTTCGCCGCTCGGCGCTCTACCCCGGCATAGAGGTCAAGGCCGAGGACTATGCAAGGGAAGCTTTGCAGCCGCTCATCGATCAGGGCGCAGCCACAAGGGTGGACGTGACTGCCACCCCCGGTGACAACCGCCTGGATCTGTCCGTCTCGCTCTACGGGCAGAACGGATCACGGATCTACAGCTCGCAATTCGAACTACTCTGGAGACAGATTGATGGCGTGGCAAATCCGCTCGCTTCCTGAAGCTTCTGCTCGTGCGCGAGGTGCGTTCCGGAAATACATGTCGGGGACGGACTCCGCGCTCCTCAATAACTTTGTGACCGTCGTCGGCAAGGTCCTTGCCGGTATGGCTCACGAGTTTGAACTTCGCATGGCATGGCTCGCCAAACAGATGTTTCTTTCGACGGCGACGTCGGATCAATTCATCATCCAGCTTTGCTCTGACGTGGGCATCTATCGCAAGGCTGCTTCCAAGGCGATGGGGCTGTCCGTGATCGGTACCGGCGCGCCGGAGGTGACCTACCCAGCGGGCATTCGGTTCATCTCGGGCAGCAACACCTATCTTTCATCCAATCCGGCGACAGCCGATGCGCTTGGCAATGTCAGTTTCCCTGTCGTCTCGGAAGCGGTCGGAGGCGCTGCCAACCGCGACGCCGGCGGTTTGCTAGCCTTGGCGGACCCGGTGCTGTATCCGGAGCTTTCCACCGTCTGGACGGTTGGCGACGCCGGGATCGGCGGCGGAGCCGATGCCGAGAGCATCGACGAAATGAAGGCCCGTGGGCTCTACCGCAAGCAAAACCCCCCAGGCGGTGGCAAGCTGACGGACTATGAGGACATCGTTCTTTCGGTGGCCGGCGTCCTCAAGGCCTGGGCTTTTCGTGATCCCTACGCCCCAGGGTTCCTTGTCGTCCTCTTCTTGTTCAAGGGGCGGCCCAATCTGATCCCGACAGCCGGTGACGTCCTGGTCGTGCAGGCGGCGATCGACGCGAAGCGGCTTATCAGGGTCGACGACAGTGTTGCCGCAGCGCCTGTCGCCTTACCGATCGACATCACTATCAATGGCCTCAGCAGCGATACGGCTGACGTGCGTGCGGCGATTTCTGCCGGAGTGACCGACATGCTTTACGAGAGGGGCAAGCCCGGCATCGCTGGTGACACCTTCACCGTGTCCCTGTCATGGATCGATGAAGCGATCTCGGCCGCGACCGGTGAGGATCGCCACGTTCTCGCCTGGCCACTCGACGATATCACATTGACCAATGGCCAGTATCCGGTCCTCGGGGTGATCACCTATGGTGCGTGACAGTTATCAGAACGTCGTCACCACAGTCGGCGCGTCACAGGCCGGAGCGGTTGCGCTACCCGAACCCTATGATGGGCTGGCAAACCCTGAAAACGATGATCTGCTCGGCGCAACGTTGGCGATGTGGCCGACTGGCCCGGCCTGGGGCTCACCCGACGCACAGGCGATGTCGCTTTCGTCCGAGCTCGCCCTGCTGACGCGCGTCATGGTCGATAGCTTTGTCTGGCTCTATGGACGAGCTTGGCAGCTTGCGCGTCAAGCAACAGTGTCCGGCGTTGGTGAGACCTTGCCCGGCTGGGAGAAGGACTATGGGCTTCCGGAGCCTTGCTTCGTGGGCACGCAAACGACCGCGCAGCGGCTGCAAGCGCTCGCCCGCAAGGTTTCCGGCATACCGACACTGCACCCGACTGAGTTCGTGAAACTGGCGGCGGACTACGGCTTCACCATCGAGATCGAGGAGCCGGCGCTCTTCCGCTGCGGTTTTTCCGAATGTGCCAGCGGCCAGCATGTCGGAGGTTACACCGACGAAACCTATTGGATCGTCCGTGTTCCGGGGCAGGGCATCTCCTATTTCGAGGCAGGCGCCGGCCGGTGTGGCGATGACCTCCTCTTCTCTTTGGGGGAAACGGCAGAACTCCTCTGCCTGCTGCGCAAATACGCTCCCGCCTGGACCTTGCCGGTGCTCGGCGAATGGATCGGAACGGCTCCGCTCGTCGATGAGAACGGCACACCGCTGGTCGATGAATACGGCAATGAAATTCTTGTCACCCTCTAATCGCTGAGGAAACTCTCGCATGCAGTACATCCAGCCTTTCGGCAATCCAGACACCAACGCGTCCTATATCGACCGCAACAGCTCCTCCGGTCAGGCGGGCTCAGCCGTGCCGGCCGCCGCGATCGAACATCCAATGCGGGAAATTGCTGCAGTGATCGCGGCGGGCGGCTTGACCCCGTCCCGCGCCGACCTGACACAACTGTTGCAGGCGATCCAGCACCTGATCTCGGCGGCGACTGGCGGCGGCGATACCAGCAATTTCGTGCTGATGCCGCAGGCCCGTGCGCGTTTGCCGATCTTCCCTGAGGTGCTCACCTCGAACGGCATCATTCCGGTCATCTCGCCGGCGACCGGCGCGGTTCGCGTGCCCGCGGGCTATGACTTCCTGCATCGCGGCATTTATGTCACCACGACTGCGCAGACCGATTTCGCGACAGTCGCCAGCAAAACTTATCATCTGCGTTGGCGGCCATCGGACGGCTTCGTCCTCAAGGATCTGGCGGACGTGGCCTACAATCCTTCCGCGACTGCGGAAACGGCGGTCACGTTCGACTCGACCTACGATGACATGCTGGTGGCGCGTGTGGTCACCTCTGCCGGCAACGTGCCGACGATCACCAACCTGGTCAACAAGAACGTCATGACGGCGAGTGGCGAGGTATTGGGACCCGGTACATTTGGGGCAGGTGGCATCGGATGGGAAGATGCAACGATGCCATCCGCGATCGCGAACTTCACGTCGGTTCAGATCAACTTCGCCCGGAAGCCGGACGCCTATTTGTCAGCGTTCAACGACTTCTGGGTCAAGGATACGACAGTCACGGCCGATGAGCGAAATGTCGGCGTTCGTGCTCGCCACCGATACCAGGTCGAGCTGTGGGCGCAGGGGGATGTTGACATGCGCATTAGCTGGGCAGCGAGGGCTTGATCCATGGGTCTTAAGATCTCCGAACTCAATCCTACAGTGTTTCAGACGCGAGAGCACGAGCTGCCCTCCATGCATGACGGGGGAACCGTCAAGCTGACGGTCGCACAGATCCTCGATCTCATTGCCAAGGGAGATTTCATTTCGAAGTTTGGTGCCTCGGATGTGGTGTTTACTCCCGTTGGCACGATCTCAGCGGGCGATGTGCAGGCAGCATTGGCAGAGCTTGATAGTGAGAAGTTCGCGAAGGCCGGCGGCACGATGGCAGGCCCCGTCAACTACGCCAACTTCGCCATTACAAACCCTGCTGGCAAATGGCTTCGTGGCTACCTCTCGCCAGGCTTCAACCTGGCGAACAACGCGACCGACGCCACCAACGATATCGACTTCCCTGCCGGGCAGGTTGCCAGCGACGAGACGACGCCAATCCTGATGGATCATGCCGCTGGCACGGCTCAACTGGATGTCGTCTATGGCACCGGCAATGGCGGACGGTTCAGCAGCGCGGCTATCTCGGATGGAACGTGGCATTGCTTCGTTGCCTCGAACGGTTCCGCCGTCATCAGAGGCTTCTCCAAGAATCTCGACCCGACCACTGATTCAAATTATCCGGCCGGCTATACACACTACAGGCGTGTTGGCTCGGTTATCCGTTCGAGCGGGGCAATCCTGGCTTTCCGGCAGTTCGGCAACCGGTTCATGCTAACGTCATCGGTTACAGCACGTTCAAGCACGGCTGCATTCGCAGACGCAGTTTTGGCCGTAACGGCTCCAGCAGGCATCAGAACGAGGCCTATTCTAACAAATGTTGTCGCCGCAAGTACAAGCTCTGTTGTACAAATTTCGCTTGGTGACGGGGACGCGTCAGCAACTCAAATAATTTCTCAGACGACAGGTAACATATCGGCAGGCTCTTTCAACAACACTATTCTAGTTGATTGTTTCTATACGAACACATCTTCGCAAATTAGATATTTCGTCACCATAACCGGCACCGCTCTTGCCAACACTCTAAACTGCACAGGCTGGTACGACGACCGAGGGATAAATGGATGATTACTGTTTTTGTTGAGCGAGATGGCGACGGGGCCATTTGCGGCGTCTACGCATACTTTTGCGAAGGCGTCGCTGAAGAAGAGATGTGGGCTGAAGACGCGGACGTCGTTTCCTTTCTCAAGGAAACCGATCCCGGTATAACGTTCCGCTTTCCAGGCGCATCGTCCAATTAGGCGCATACGTATACACGATCGGGGCGCTGTATGATTTCTCTACGGCGTCCCTCCATCCGCTTCCAGTTCCAACCCATACGCGAGCAACGCCACTGTAAATGCTCGATCCGGCAATGATAGCGACTACCAAAGCGCCAGCCGCTTTTGAAACATTTGATGGGTCTCGAATGGCCAGAAAGCCGACAAGCAGCAGGAGAACGCTCTGCACGTACCAGTAGCGTTGAGCGCCAAGGTCGGTGATGAAAAGGTCCGTCTGCGTCTTGAACTTCGCAATGACCATGATGGTTAGCAGAAGCGATGCGCCGATGAGGAGGGATCGCTGAACGCGGTCTTTCCCGAAGAAGACGGAAGCACAGATCAGCGCGCCGACCGCCAAAGCTGCAAGGCTCCCACCTGCAGATAACTCGATAAGGCGCCCAAATAGCCACGTCACATGGTCGCCGCTAGGTTCCCTCGGGTTGGCAGGGTTCATAAGCACTTCAGCCAATTGGATTGTCCCGCCGATGATCGCTATTAAGGCGACAACGTTAATCTGTCGTTCTTTGACGAAGCTTCGAATGAGGACAAAGAGATAAATCGGCGCGAATGCGGTTGCGAACGGCCCGGAAGTTGAGGCAATCGCAGCAAAGATGCCACCTTCTATTCTCGTCACCCCATTTGGCCGGACCGCGAGCAAGAGGAGCGTGGGGGCAAGCAACCACTGAAGGTTTGTCACGCTCCCAACTGGCTCCATCCATCCGTTAGCGAGAACGAGAGATGCCCCGGCAAGAACCCCGGCAAATCCTCCGATGCCCCGCGCGATGATGGATGCCGCCCATCCAGTAAAAAACAGGACGAAAAACAGGAAGACTTCCGGTGCGTACTTCATGGGGAGCCACGACGCCACAAGGCTTATCAGCCTAGGAACGGTGTGCAGATAGCCAGCATAAGAGTCGACAAGACTATGAACGCCGTCGATCTGGGCCCGCATCAGAAATTCGTAAAGATCCTCTGCCCAGAACCGTGCCGGCCAGATATCCGGCGCACGAACGTAGAGAAGTGCAAGCGTGATAATGATTGATGCGATCCAAACCATAGAGCCGCTCTTATCAAGACACGGGTAACGGGCAAGCTCGCCGGGTTCTCCGGCCCATTCTTCCTGCGCAGTCTTCAGCATCTCATCCCTAATCCCCGTGGGTTGAGCAGGAATAGATCAGTCAACGCCAGACCGCAATCCTGCGTGGTGGCAACGATATTGGGACTCCACAATGTTCTGGAAAATCATCCGGCTCGCGCCCCTATCGTGCGCGGCCTATCCCCTCCTTGCGCCCATAGCGATGCTGGCAACGCTGCTCGCGTGGGTGCTGTCGCCGCTGATCGCCGGGATATCCATGGTGACGGGCAGCAACCAGGTTCTCTGGCTCCGGTGGTTTTACACCCACGACGCCAGCCTAGACGGCGGTATCGAGCAAGCACACGACGGCTACGACCCAAACGCCAAGGGGCTCAAGCTCTGGTGGCAGCGGGTTTGTTGGGTATGTAGAAATCCAGCCTCGAGCTTTGATGCATACGTGCTCGGCTACCCCGCTGATGGCTCCAAGGTCATTTTCGAGAGCGGCGTCTCTTACCCTCCCGTTCGCTATTGGGCCGTGATTGAACTCAAGAGCGGTCGCCGGATCTTCGGCTATCGTCACAAGGGCATCTGGTGGGGCTGGAAGCACGAGCCGATTGAAGGCCTGTACCAGATCAAGGCAAAGCCGTTCTGATCCACCCCTCCGTATTGGTGTCCCATGAAACTTATCGACCGACCATGGCGGGTGCTCACCCGCTCGCTTGCACTTTGGTGCGTTTATCTGAGCGGCCTATTGGAGATGGCTCCGTCCATTCTCCCATACCTCGATGGCTATATCCCTCGCTGGCTTTCGCTTGCCTTCCTCATGGCGGCGCCGATCGCTCGCGTCATTGATCAAGGAAATCTCAATGCCAATAAATAAGATCGTGCCGTCGAAGCGCGGCAAGGCGGCGATTTCTGCCGCGATGCTGACTGTCATCATGTCTGGATCGGCCGGCTATTTCGCCACCAAGGATCAGCCGCCTCCGCCTGCCGTGGTGCTGGCAGTCGATCATCTGATCAAGCCGTGGGAAGGCCTGGTGCTCAAGTCGCACTGGGACCCGTACGCGAAGATCTACGACATCTGCTACGGGGAGACGCAGATCAACGGCAAGCCTGTCACCGCTGGCATGTCCTTCAGCAAGGCTGAATGCGACGCCATGCTCTCGGCGCGCGTCAGCCGCGATTACTACGAGCCGCTGACAAAGTGCATTCCTGACTTTGCGATGAAGCCGGTCAGCCTGCAGGCGTCGCTTACTTCCGGAGCGTATAATTTCGGGACGTCTGCCGCATGCCGGTCGACGGCTGCCAACCTCGCTCGGGCAAACCAGTATCGCGCCGCTTGCGAGGCGCAGACGGCTTTCAACAAGGCAGGGGGCAAGATCGTCAACGGCCTCGTCAATCGGCGCGAGATGGGCGATGCGCAGCGCATCGGTGAAGCGGAACTGTGCGTTTCGGGGTTAAACTGATGGGTGCTCTTTCCAAGAAGCTCCGCAGCGCCCAGGGCGGCGGCATTCTGTTTTGGTGCCCCGGTTGCGATGGCGCCCATCGGGTGCAGGTTGGTGAAGGGCCGGGGCCACGATGGGGCTACAACAGCAACCCGGAGGCCCCGACCTTCTCACCGTCCGTTCTGGTGACCGGTCACCAACTGGTCATGGAAAATGGTCGATGGACTGGCGAATGGGTCCGCGATGCCGCCGGGAAACCGGTTCTGTCGATTTGTCATTCGTTCGTCGTCGATGGCCGAATTCAGTTCCTCGGCGATTGCACCCATGCGCTTGCTGGCCAGACGGTCGACCTGCCTGATTTCGACGGTGACTGATGGACAAGATCATCACCTACACAGCGATCGTGCTCGGCATTGTCGCCCTCGTCCTCGTCGTCATGTTGCGTATCAGCTGGAGCAACAATGACACCCTGAAGGCGGAGAAGGCTGCTATCCAACGCAAGCTGGATGAGAGCGAAGCAGACCTGAAGGTCTCGGTCGAAAACCACAACCGCATCATCTCTGAAAAGAACCGCCAGATGGCGAGCGAGCGCGAGCGCGCCGAGGCCGAGCAACGCGATGCGGTAGCGCATGCGCAGATCCTCAAGGATGTAGAATATGCAACGGACGGCACCGAATGCACTCGCAGTGATCCTGTTAGGCGCGCTCTGCGTGGGTTGTATGACTTCGAACACGATCAGGGTGGCAAAGCCCTCGATCGATTACCAGGCGCAGGACAATCCGGAAACGCAGCTGGAATGCCCGGATCCACCAGCGTCGCCAAACCCTGAGACGGCAACCGATCGCCAGACGGCTGCCTACATCGTCGGACTAAGGAGGGGCTACGGTACCTGCCATCGCTCAGTGAAGGCATACAAAGCATTCCGCAAAGGGGATTCCGTGAATGACGCCGACCGAATTTGATCCTCGTTTGCATCAGCAAATGGGGGAAGTGCTTGCAGAAGTTCGAAATCTTCGTGACGCGTTTAGGGATTCCGAGATCAAATCAGACAGAAGCCGTGCATCCATGCATCAGCGCATGGATCTCCTTGTTGACCGGGTCGGAAAAGTCGAGGGCAGCGTAGCCGCGGTGCAGGAGGACATATCCGAGATGCGGCCGGTGACCGACGACGTGAAGCGCTGGAAGCTCATGGGGCTAGGCGCGCTTGGCGTGATCGGCGTCGGAGGCATGGCCATGGGCGTGACATTTGCCGATGCTATTCGACGGGTCGCGATGGTTATTTTCGGACGATGAAGCGCGAATGGCTTGGCAAATCTTCTATTCATAGTTGATTTGTTTAGATCAACTAGAGCAGTATGGGGGCCGCATCGTAAGGGGGTTTAGATGTTCCGTACTATTCCGCTGGCGGCAGCCGTTATTCTTGCAACAACTTTTCCCAGCCAAGCAGGTCTTCAGAGTTGGTCAGTCGACAAGGAATCTGACCCGTTCTCGGGAGGCGAGAGCGTTTCTGTAAACTTCATGACGACATTTCGTTCGGGTGTTCTCGTGCTTTGCGATAGCGCCAAGAATGGTCTGAGGGTTCGTGCAATTCCGGGATTTGACTACGATCAGCGTCTAGCCGATTTCAAGCCGACGTTAAAATTTGCGTTCGATGGAAAGCTGTTGTTCACCGCTGAAGGCGAAACGGGCTCGGTCGGCAACAATCTCGCTGCCTCCGAAGTTCAGCTGGAAGGTGACCAGGCGAAGCAGTTCGTCGAGGCATTCGCTTCGGCGAAGAAGCAGATCGCGATTGATGACGGCATTGCCGACAAGCCCCATCTTCTCACCGCTAGGGGTTCCACGACCTCAGGGGCAGCGATCGTCGCATGTATCAGCAAGCAGGGCGGGCAATCCTGAATTCGCAAGACCTTGCGATGCTCCGTATACGACCATTATAAAAATGAAGAAAGGCGCGGCTCCCGGTCCGCGCCTTTCTCTGTTTTTAAGCCGCCTCGAAGAACCGAAACGACGATGGTTTTACCTAATGCCTATCCGGCTGGCTTCAGCGCTTCTTCTTCGGATTCTCTCGCTTTGGGGGAGGCTCGAACAAGTCTGGATTCCCGTTAACGTGGACCCCAGCGTCTTCGGCTGCCATGATGAAGGCGGCTCTGGCAGCCTCACCATTGGTTTGCGTTTCCAATGCTCTCAGGCATGCCTCAAGCGCACCGCGCCACGCATCGCCCTGCTGATCCTCCGGCCATCGCTGCGTCAGGATCTCGCCCAAGCCCTCGACAGTAGTCACGACGCGGTAGACACCTGGCCGCACGTCGATGTCTATCCCAAGCGCTCTGATCGGCATATCCGTAGGCGCTGGCATGGCGCACTACTCCTCAACGCTCCCGAACATCATTTCCCCGCCCTTGGCTCCGCATGTCTTGCATTTTAGCCGAGGTTGGATTTCGTCGATATACGCATGTCGCAAACTTGGCGGCAGGCTGCGCCGATCGAACTGGCGCTCCTCGCCGCAGGCATGGCACTTGACCACGATGTCGACGTGGTGCGGGACGTAGTGGATGGAGCCGGGGCTCCAGTTTGGGGTTCGCAAGAATCGCATGCGTGTGTCCTCGTAAGGATCGACAGCCGCATGTCGATTGTTATTGTTTGGTGTGCCTAACGGCTTTCATATGATGCGCGTGACGACTTCCGTCAACACATCACTATTTTGGTTGCCTTGCTCGGATGATGCGCCTCTTCACGCGTTCAATGTCGGCAACAATGTCGACCAGCTCAGTGTCTTGCGGATCTACGTCGTCACTTGAAAACGCGGGACGTGGGGGCCGGTCTAATCTAGATCTCTCTCGTCGACCTAAGCGCATTGGCGCGCCCCTTTCAAAACAAAAGCCCCGCTCGATGGCGGGGCTCATTGATGGGACATGCGTGCGTAGCGATCAGCCTACTATTTTGGATCGCTCAATGAGTGTGACTTGAGCCGCCTTAAACGGCGAATTCACGCGAACGGTGGAGTCCCGCATGATCGCGGCGACGTTGCCGACATCTCCTGCGGAGTTTGTCGTTGCGAGGCGAGCCCCAGTTGTATCTCGATAGATCGCTGTTGCGTCCGATGTGACCTGATAGTCGATCATAGCCTCTTCCACCCTTCAAAAGTTCTTTGATCAGACACCAATTCCGAAAAGCCTGTCGGCTCGTTGGGGTTCGGCATTTGAGAGCGAACTAGCGTACCTTCGGATACATATCCATAGCTTTGTCCGCCAGCACTCTCAATTAATCCACGAATCAACTGATAGTTCGATGCGTTCGACTGACCGAGCTCGACGTTGGGGTTATACGGCTCCAGGAGCTTCATGTCGTCAGTATAACTCTTATGAAGCTTCTTTAATATATCGTAAAACTCCGCGGTTGGCTTTTCGACCGAAAGGCCTAAAGCCTCCGCCTCTCGGCGGTTAATCGTGTAGTCATGACTTCCCGAGTCTGCGCACAAGAAGTCGATTATCGCCTTAACCTTGTCTGAATCTTGCACATGCTGCCGTAGCAGTTTATCAGCCAGAAACCGGATCTGCTCACGAGAGCGGAAGATTTCGCCCAGCACAAGCGGATGAACCTTGTTGGAAAGATCCATCAGGATCGCCCCGAGCGCATGGGCATCAGTGACCTTCATCTTTTCCGCTGCGTCCATATAGCCGCGCACAGCCTCGACACTAACAGGGATACGCGCAAGCTGGTTTCCCATCGGCACTTGGGGCCCGAGTGGATGGGTGAGACTCGGGTCGATTGGACCGAGTACAGCCTGCTTAGTCATGACGATCTGTTTTGCGCCGAGAGAGATCAGAGTCCCTGCGCTCATTGCCTTCAGAGGAATGAGCACCTCGAATTCGTCGCAGAAGGATTTGATCAGATTGACAAGACGCCAAGCGGCGGCTGTTTGCCCTCCGTTGGTATGTAGGACTAGCGATACTTTCGCGGTGGGCCCGATCTCGTCGAGGATATCGACAAACATCGTGACTGCATCGTGCGCGATCTGCGTTTCCGCATTCATGCGGTCACTTGTTACGAACGAAATGACTTTTGACTGACGTGATTGTTCGATCGCCTTGTAAAGGCGTCTGCGGACTTGATAACTCAT